CATGATCTGCGCAAGCATAGTGCGCAGCGTGCGCTCGAGCAGATCGCCGCGGTCGTGCACCGAGGTCACGATCGTTTCGTAGGGGATCAAGCGGCCTCCTTTTGCTTCACCGCGAGCGCCTCGCGCCACATGGCGGCGTAGTTCTTCGCCTGCTCGCGCCAGGTCCACGCCGCCTCGACGGTGGCGCGCGCCTGCTCGCCCATGCGCACCGCGCGCGGGACGTCGCCGGCGAGCACCCGGAACGCCTCGGCGAGCGCGTCGACACTGCGCTCGACGAGGAAACCGTTCCGGCAGTGATCAATGAACTCCGGCATGTTCCCGATCGCGTTCGACACCACGGTGACACCGCACGCGGCAGCCTCGAGCGCCGGGTTCGGCGTGCCGTCCATGTCGGAGGCGACGGCGAGGACGTGCAGGTCCTGGTAGAACTCGCGCATCTCCTCGGCGCCGAGCGCGTCGCGGTAGGTGCGCCGGACGGTGCGTAGCTCGACGCCGGCGCGCTGGCAGGCTTCGGCGACGAGCTCGCCGCCCTTCCGCGGGTTCGGTTTGCCCACCCAGCCGACGACGAGGTGGCCGTCCGCGCGCTGCCGCGTGCGGCGGAAGAAGCCCTCGTCGACGCCGTTCGGGCAGTACGAGATCGGCCGCTCGAGCAGCGCCGCCATCTCGCGCTCGAGGAGCCGCGAGTTCGCGTGGAAGGCCAGCGCGCCCGACGCCCAGCGCCGCACCGTTCCCGGGCCGTGCTTGCGCTCCCAGGTCGGCCAGACATGCGCTGTCATGCCGGTCACGTAGGGCAGCCCCTGCGGCAGCCGCGACGCCTGGAACACCTCGAAGGTGTGGTAGAGGTCGGCGCGCGCCGGGATCGGATCGGGGTTGCGGTCATAGAGGTAGGCGATCTCGATATCGAACTCGTCAGAGAGGTGGCGCCGGAGCTGCTCGGACTTGCGGGCCCAGGCCCAGGTGCGAACGTCTGCAAGGATGGCGACGCGCGGTTTCATGCGGCCCTCCGGGTGATGATCTGGTCGAGCGCGTGGTCGACGACATCGGCGTAGGCGGCGAGGAGGAGCCGCGGCGGCGGGTTGTCGAGCGCCGTGCGCAGCGCGAGCGCCCAGGCGTGCGTCGGCGCGTCGAGCGGCACGTAGATGGCGCTCTCGCCGAGCGTCGCGCGCGTCGCCGGGAGATCGGTGCAGACGAGGGGGATCCCGCGCACCGCCGCCTCGACGAGGGTGAGCGGGTGCATCTCGGCGCGCGTCGGCGAGAGCACCGCCCGGACGCGCGCAAGGAAGGCTGCCGGCGGGATGCGCTCCGGCGCCACCTCGGCGTGGCGCATCGCCAGCCAGCCCTGCAGGTCGTGCTGCGCGTGACGTCCCGGGAGGACGTACCAGCGCAGGTCGGAGCAGCGCTCGGCGACGGCGCGCGCGATGTAGCCGCCCTTCGCTGCGCCGGCGCCCGGGACGAGAATCGCGTCGCCTCCCACCTCGCCGCCTGCCGCGGCGGCCCAGCTCGATGGCGGGAGGATGGTGACGCTCTCCCAGCCGCCGATCATCGAGCGCAGGCTCGCGCCCGCCCGGTTGAGCGCGAGCAACTGGCCGCCGTTGCCCATCGGCAGCTCGCCGTGGTGATGCCAGAAAAAGGTGCGCGCGAGCGCGCCCTGGCGGCCCGCCTCCTGCGCGAGGTGACGCCACTGCGGCTGGATCGTTGAGATGACGAGGTCCGCGTCGAAGGTGTCAGGGGTGCGCAGCGGCGAGCGCTCGCGCCACTCGATGTTGCGGTGTGACCAGGTCGGCCGGGCGGCGCCGCCGGCGTAGCCGCGCACGTCGTGGCCGAGCTCGGCCAAGGTGTACGCGAGGAACGCGGCGGCGATCGCCATGCCGTCGGGTCCGCCGTCGGGGCCGCCCCACTTCCGCGCGAGGATGTCGACGCGCATCACCAGCACTTCACGAGGTAGTTGAACTTGAACGTCTGCATCCCGCCGAAGCTGTTGTTGCTGGTGTGGAGCGTCCAACCCGTCGTCGTCGTCGTCACCCAGAGATCGACGTTGCGGCTAAACTGGTTGAAGTAGGCGCCCGTCGTCGAGTCGTTGAACACGAAGGTCGCCGAGCAGCCGGTCGCCGCCGTGGCGGAGTTGGCGAAGGTGACGGTGAAGAGCGCATCGCCGCTGAAGCCGCCAGTGCCGGTGATGAGGGTGAGAATGCCGGCGTCGCTCGTGCCGCTTGCGGTACAGCCGGGCGTCCCTCCGGAGCCAGAAGCGCTGCCGAGCACGCAGCCCGGCGTGCCGCTCGTCGACTTCAGCCATTTCACGTCGACGTACGCCTTCGTCGCGGCGTCCTGGGCGTTCGCCGGATCGGCCAGGTCCACGATCGGGCAGACGCCCATGCTGAGGCCGCCACCGCCCCCAACGCCGCCGACGGTGACGTCGCAATCGCCATGGAACACGATTTGATCGGAGCCGCTGCCTACCTCGCATTGGCCACCAGAGACACAGAGCGAGACACCGCCATAGCTGGCGCCGACGCCACCGTTGATGATGACGTCGGCGCCGTTGCCGCCGCCGGTGCCTGCGCCACCGGTGACGTAGGCGCGTCCGCCGCTTGTCCCCGATGCGCCCTTACCGCCGACCAGCTCGATGATGTCGCCGGGATGGCCGGCGGTGGAATCCTCCGGGGCGATGATGTGCGGCGATCCGGTGCGGACGAATGTGATCCCTCCCGACGTGACCAATAAGGAGGCGACACGCCATGCCGAAATAGCACCTGCCGGGACGGCGAACAGGAGGAGCGCGAGGACAAGGAACTTGCGTTTCATCGGATACCTCATTCGTCGAAGACTGCGATGTCGACGGTGCCGGAGAAGCGCGCCGAGGTGTTGACGGTGGCGCCCGTGCTCGACGTGTTGGTCAGCCAGATCGCCACGCCCCCGCTTCCATCGGTAATGGTCGGCGCGCCGGGGATGAGCTTCGGCGGGTTCGTCTTCGTCGCCGGCCAAGAAATGACCACGGTGTCCTGCGTGCCGTTGAAGGCGGCGCGGCGGATGATCTGGCCCGACGGGCGATCCCGATTCCTTGCCCCGCGCGGGCGTCGTTCGCCACGGAGACTCATCGAACGATGCCGCCCTCGGCGATGATGTCGGCCGAGGCGTAGCTGCCGCCGCCGCTCAGCTGCGCCGAATGCGCGACGACAAGCGTGCAACCGACCTGCAGGATTAGGTCGAGGTCCAACTCCACCATCGCTCGCGCGGAAGCCGAACCGGCCGCAATGGAACCGGCGCCGGCGAGATAAACGTAGGAGCCGCCCCCGGCGCCGTAACCCTCACGTTTTACTCCCACGAGCAGTTCGCCCGCCTCCGTCGAGTAGGTGTGCACTCCGAAGCGCACCGACGAGATCAGGGTCGCCTCCTGCACATCGAAGAAGGGCTCTAGCTCCGTCCATGCGATCGACGCATACACGCTAAGGTCCTGCCCCAGAATCGCGGCCGACGTGCCAGAAAAGGCCTCGTTGAGCCCGATCTGCGGCTCTCTCACAAACATTGGCGTGCTCATTTGATTTCTCCGACGGTGACGCTCGTCACCTGAACGCGCGTTTCCGGAAGCCGTGATCGCCAGTTGCGGGAGATCGGCAAGGGGCGTAGGGTCCAGTCATGCGCAAGTTGATCGCGTTCTTCGGCCTGATCGGGTGCACGGCGATGCCACTCCCCGAGAACGCTCCCAACGGCTGCGGGCGCGAAGGGCAGGCATGCTGCACGGCGGTTGAATTCGACCGACCCTGCGACGGCGTGGGCCTCGGTTGCCACAGCGTGACCACTGGCCGCCTCGTCACCGAGACCTGCCAGCAGTGCCAGGCCGACGACAGCGGCCATTGCAGCCAGTAGTTTCACTGGTAATTTTCCCACAGCCATAGCCCGCCCGCGGTCCTGTCGTCGACGTAGAGCCGCGTGGCCATGATCACGTGGGGGTCGGTGGTGAGCGCGATCGCCGTCACCGCGGCGTAGACCAGAAGGAGCCGGATGTAGACGTCGGCGGTGACGCCGTCGGACGGTGCCGGCTTGTAGGTGTCGGGGTGGCTCGCCACCGCGATCAGCTCGCCGGCGCCGTTGAAGAGCCCGACCTCGCGGATCGTGAAGCCGCCGACGTCCGATGGGATCAGGCCCTCGACGCGCACGGTGGTCGACGCATCGGGCGAGATCTCGACGTTGTTTACCACGACGCGCGTGCGCTCGCGGACGAGCGCCGTCATCGACGAGGCCGGCGTGATCGGCGAGCCGCCGCCATCGCCGACCGCGAGGCGCGCGAAGATGAGCGGAACGCCTGACATCTGCGCCTCGGCGAGCCGCTGCAGGCCGAGCGTGGTGAAGATGGTGTAGAACGCCGGCGACGACATCTACGCCGCTTTCTCGATCTCGCGCTCGGCCATGTCCTCCAGCTCGCGCAGATCATCCAGGGCGCCTTCCTCGTCGGCGGGATCTTTATCGATCAGATCGAAGTCGTTGTCTTCCATCACGGGCCTCCGAAGGGGACGGTGGTGTACATCCCGGCGGTGGTCGCCGGGTAGATGAAGAGCGACCCGCTCTCCTCGCCGGTGAGCGCCAGCTCGGCAAGGTACGCGCGCGTCGGCGCGAAGCGCTGCAGGAGCTCGGGGATCTGCGTCAGCTGTGCGAAGGTGATCCCGACGTCGGTGATGGTGATGATCAGGCGATAGGTGAAGGGTTCGCGGCCCTCCTCCCACCACTCGATGATGGTGCCGGTGACGGAGATCAGGTCGAAGATGCGGCGCACGGCGTAGCGCGTGCCGGCCTTCTTCCGGATCGCGAAGATGTTGGCGAGGAGGCTGCGCTTGCCGTCGACGGTGGCACTCTCCCACAGCTGGAGCTCGTTCAAGCGCATCGCCCAGCCGAGCTCGTCGAGCACCTTCTCGTCGATGGTGGCGATGCGCGGCAAGATGATCGCCTCGACGATGGCGCCGGCGACCGACTGCAGCTCCGGGTCGAGCGCGAGCGAGAGCGCCAGGATCTCCTGGTCGGAGGCGATCGAGTCGGGGAGGAAGTCGACGAGCGACGCCGAGCGGAGATCAATCATCTTCGACTCCGCCGTACGTCAGGATCGGGTAGGTGCAGCGCGTGGCCTGATCGCGCTTCAAGGCCGTGAAGATGAAGAGGGCACCGAACGAGACGCGCTTCGCGCCGGCGACGAGGAACCGCTTGATGAGCTCGTCGGGGTTGAGGTCGCGCCCGATCGCCGACTGCCAGAGGTGGTACGCCTCGAAAGCCGCCTCGACGTCCGCCTGGATCGCGGCGATGAAGTCCTTCCGGCTCTTGGCGATGTAGTAGGTGGCGGCCAGGGTGTAGTCGACGAAGACCGGCGCCTTCACGATCACCCTGTCGGTGAGCGGGCGCACGTCCTCGGCGGAGAGCCCGTTGCCGACGGCGGAGACGAGACCGGTGCTCGGGTCCGGCACGACGTCGGTCAGGTTACCGTCGGCGTCGCGCGTGCCCTCGATGATGAGGACGTGCACCTCGCCGGCCTTCGGCGCGGTGCCGGCCATGTCCTCGGCGTCGTCGGCGCCGAGCGCCACCACGTCGGCCACCGATGACGAGATGGCGAGCGCCTGCTGCTCGTAAGCGATGCGCGGGCCGCAGGTCGACCGGCTCTCCGGCACCGTGCGCAGGCGCGCGCGGAAGTTCTCGGTGGTCTCGATGTCGCGCCCCGAGATCGTCTCGGTGGTGTTGGAAACGCCGGTGCAGCCCGGCACGAGGTCGCGATCGACCAGCGTCGAGATCTGCCCGGGGACGATGCCGTTCGTCTGGCTGCCGGCGACGAGGCATTCGACGGCGGCGTCGATATGGTCGGTGTTGCCCGGCGTCGCCGAGCTCACCTTCCAGGTGTTGGTGCCGTCGGTGACGCGCACGCCGGTGAAGATGGTGCGCGGCGCGCTGGTGGCGAAGCCGAAGCGTACGGTGCAGGTCGACGGCGCGGCCGGGATCGGCACCTCGCCCCACAGTTCGGCGAGCGCCTTGATGAAGTCGGCGAGGTCGATCGTCTTCCCGCTATCGACGTAGCGGAGCAGGTTCTGCTTCCCGCTGTAGTCGATGAGCTGGCGGAGCTGCGAGACCAGGAGCAGGAGAGCCTGCAGGTGCAGGCGGCGCGGATCGGCGGGCGCGAGCGTGACGCCCTGCGGGTTCGTCGCGCTGACCGTCTGCTGCTTGTAGATCGCGAGCGCCTCGTCGAGGACGACGGTGTGATCTTTCTCGGCTAAGACG